ATCTGGTCGCTCTATCAGGACCCATGGCGCTTGTTCAAGGCTCCGCCGAAGAGATTATGGATTGCAGGCAGCAGTGATCTCATCGGCGACTCCTCAATTCAGATAAATGCCGGCGGTATTGCCGCAATTGCCCAAGTTTATGCCCTCACAGGTGCCGTATCGGCTCTGTCTGCAAATCCGGTCAAGATGGGAGAAGAGTTTTTCGGCATGTCCGTTCAGCTGCGGGTTAACGATGGGCTTGCCGGAATAACCGCAAAAGTGACGAGGTCGCATGACCTGAAGAGCGGGACCTCGATGTGGAAATACATCGAGGTCAGCGATAACACATGGAACTGGACCAATATCGATAGTTGGGTAAACGCGCATTATGCAGCGGGACGCGAACTTGTATTCACCCTTTACGGCACCCCAGCCTGGGCATCAGCCAGGCCTACAGAACAGTGCGCCTATGGCCCTTCTTACCTGGGCATCGCTTCCGAGCCGGGCGACATGACGAAGTGGACCCGTTTCTGCACGCAGATTGCCACGCGCTACCTGGGCAAGATCAAGTATTACGAAATCTGGAATGAACCTAACTACCAGAACAACGGTACTAATACAACAGGCTCCAGTTTCTATTTTTCCGGAACATTTACGAAGCTGGCAGAGATGGTGCGGCTCGCGGCTCAGGCAATTAAAGGAGTTGATCCGACGGCAAAAATAATATCCCCCGCCGTAACAACCTGGTCTGCCACGGCGGGCCAAAGCGCGGAAAACTATTTCATAGGAATGATGAACGCGGGTGACGGCACCTCGGGAACAATGAAAGATTGGGTGGATATAGTAGGGGTTCACCTATACCTCCCGGGAAATAACCAGGTGCAGGATCTTGCGGGAATGATAGACCGCATTAATGCCGCAAAGACAGCGGTGGGAGTTTCCGGGAAAGAGACCTGGGATACGGAAAGTGCGCCCATTGGCGGGGATATGATCAGCCTCAGCAACACGCAAGCCAAACTGATTGTTGGGCGCACTTTGATCACCATGGCAGCAAAAGGAATAGCGCGTACGATTTACTACCAATACGATCACGGCACGATGGGGATCGTGACACGACCGCCAATAATAGAATACAGGGAACAAATTATTGCTCTTCTCAGAGGCGGAAATATACTGAATGCATCCAGATTCACGGATGGCCGTGTCGCGTATTACACCAATTTTGGAACGATGATCATATAGTTATCTCAGTGCCAAGATGAAAGCACAAGCCGCTCAGTCAGTTGAGCGGCTTTTTTTCAGATTCGGTTATCGGATTTTCCGATAGCACGAAGACGCGCTAACGGCGATACCGCAGTTTTTTTATCAACCCCTGCCTCGGCAGGCCCGCTCACTGGGTCAAGCAGTTGGAGAAAGGCAAATGGAAATCGAACAGCTTACGGATGAACAAATTGCAAACCTGACGCCGGAACAAATTGAGATGCTGGAGAAAGACCCAGACCGTCTCGCTGAAATTCTCGGCAAGCAGACGGCAACAGACGAACCCGGCCAGGAGGAGAAGCATAGCGCGCTGGATGTCGCGGCGAACGATGCGGCTCCCGGTGCGGGTAAGGATGAGCCGGTCGTTCTGAACAAGAGCGGCAAAGGGGTCATCCCTTACGAAAAGCACAAGGAGCTCCGCGTGGAGAACTCGGCATTGCGCGAGCAACTCCAGGCTGCCCAGCTTGAGAACAGCAAGGCGGCTGAAAAGCTCGATGCGCTCTTGAAGCAGAAAGAGAACGCATCCGGATCCGATGTCGCAGTGGCGGATCAGGCGATTGATGATCACCTGGAGCTTATCAAGAAAAACATGCCGGCGCTGCATCAGGCAATAAGTGCTGTTCTTGAGGGAAGCCGCAGGCAGGGCGAGAAGCTTGAAAAAACGCTGGATGAGCTGAAACGCGAACGGGAGGCGTCTCTCCGCGCCAGCCAGCTCAGCATTGAAGAGCAGGTCGCCGAAGCCAAGGATAATAACCTCGATCTGACGCATTGGGAAAGCAATGACCCGGAAGCATGGGATGAAGCGCTGAAGCAGGATGAAATTCTGAGAACCAGCCGGAAGTGGGGCGGAAAGCCATACGCCGAAAGGTTCGATGAAGTCGTCCGGCGCGTGAAAGCGATCATGCCGGAAGCTTCCATGCCGCAAAAACAGGCCGACCCGGAAAAAACGAAAGCCGATGCGAAAGCAAGGCTGTCGAGTGCTCCGGCAAGGAAACCCACAACCCTGTCGGATATTCAAGGTGGAGCAAATCCGGCCTCCGAGCGAGAGCAAATCGACAATCTGAACCCGCATGAACTGGTCGGGCGATTGATGAAAATGCCTCCGCAAAAGGCCGCAGCCCTGAGAGCCGATCTTGATTAAGGACTTATGAAATGGCTGAAACCAACGTAGCAAGCGGCAGTTCCATTGCCATAAAACACTATAGCGCCGCACTTTTTGCCAATACGCTGAAAGGTGCATCGGCCATGGAAAACCTGGTAGGCCCGGTGGAACCCTCTGTCGCGATGGAGAAGATCGCCGGCCAGACCCTGCCCGGCATGCCCCTGGTGCGGATCGACAATCTGATGAAAGGTGCAGGCGATATTGTCTCGCTCGATCTCGTCGATACCGTAGGCGGCGAACCGCTGATGGGCGATGTCAACCGGGAAGGCAAGGGAAGCACCTTGTCGTTTTCTTCGATGGAAATCAAGATCGATCTGGCCAGCAAGGTGATCGATGCAGGCGGCAGCATGTCCCAGCAACGCACGCGGCATAATCTGCGCGAGATTGCGCTGGCACAATTGTCCGGTTATTTCCCACGGCTCGATACTCAGGAATCACTAGTGCATCTTGCCGGGGCACGAGGTTCACAGGTTGGCACGGACTGGACCATACCGCTTCAAAGTGCCGTCAATTTCCCCTCGGTGATGGTTAATCCGGTCAGGGCGCCCACATTCAACCGGCATTTCGTGGTCAATGGCGCCGGGTTGACACAAGGCGGCCAGCAGCTCGCTTCCATCGTATCCACCGATGCCCTGAAAATCGCTCACCTGGACAACCTGCGCAAGCGCCTTGACGATATGGACCAGCCCCTGCAGTCAGTGAAACTCGCTGGCGACCGTGCCGCACAAACCTCGAAGATGTGGGTATTCCTCGCTACGCCGAATCAATACTCGCTGCTGTTGACGGAAGGTTCCTTGCGTGCATTCCAGCAAAACGCCGTCAACCGCGCCGCTTACCTCGATAACCGCCATCCCCTTTTTGCCGGGGAAGTCGGCATGTGGAACGGTATCCTGGTGATCAAGAACGAGCGGGCTATCCGATTCCTGCCGAATGACACCACGAAGATCGTCACCTCCGGCAATGCGGCGACCGCAACCGAAACCGATCAGGCCATCAATGGCGCCCTGACCGCCGGTTACGCGGTGGAGCGCGGCCTGCTGCTCGGCGCGCAAGCACTGGGAATCGCCTATGGCAAAACCAGGGTCAGCGGCTTGCAGTTTGGGTGGAAGGAGCACTGGTACAACTTCGAGAGCAATCTGGAAGTCATGGGCGAAAAAGTATGCGGGAAGGCAAAAGTGCGTCTCTCCATGGATGACGGAACCGGTGTGAAAGTGCCTACCGACTTCGGCGTCATCGCGGTCGATTCCGCCGTACCCCTGTGATCATGCAGCAGTCCCGCACCCACCGATAGTGGAGCTGCAATTCCTTTTGCTGTTCCGCTTCAATTCATTAATGGGTGTTTCATAAATTCAAGGTTCCAAATCAAGGCGATTGTCCACCTGGGGTTCTGAATAAATTTAGCGTGCCGTTTATTCCGATGGCAAGCAATAAAATTTATCGGGTAACACGTCCACGACAAAATTCGGATTTATAGAAGTACCTGATTTTAAAGGAGTATGTCAATGGCTATTTACAATGCAGCAGATCTGAACACCAAAAACCGCCATATGGGCGGCTATGGCAACGCCGTGGTGGTATATGGCTCCGTGACGCCGACGGCGGCTATCTTCGGGGATGTTTATCGCCCGGTTGTCATTCCCGCCGGCCTGGACGTGACCGATGTCGACATCGTCAACGATGACCTTGATACCGGCGGCGCCCCGACCATCAGCTGCAAAGTCGGGTTTGCACCCCTTAACGCAGCGGAGGGTCCAGCTGCAGTGGATGATTACTTTGCGTCGACGGGCAAGACTTTCCTAAACGCTGCCGGCCGCACATCGCTGGCCTTCCCGCCCATCAAGTTCGAGAAGCCGGTATTCCTGATTCTCACGATTACGGGAGGAGCAGCGGCATTTGCGTCGGGCAAGGTGACCGCAATCGTCAAGGGCGACGGCATTGGGGTCAAGTAATCAATAGGAGGGAATAAGGCGGCGCAATGCAACAGGCCGCCTTGATCATTTCGGGAGCTTCAATATGCAACAAGTGAAATACATCGGGACCTGCATCAAGACGGACAGCATCCAGGGCATCGGGCTGAAATGGAAACCCGGGCAAATCCGCACGGTGACTGCCGAACTCGCCGAGCGGCTCCTGCCATATGCCGATACCTGGGTCACGGAACCGCTTGCGAAAGCTGAAAAGGTAAGGGAGGCGCAGGACCCTATCGGACTGGCGCAGGAAGAGAAGCCGGCCGAAGAGCCGCTGCCGGTAGTGGATTTCCACGCCATGGATAAAAAAGCCATGATCGAGTATGCCGAGCACCATTACAACGAACAGCTGGACAAGCGTCAGAGCGAGGACGCCATCCGGCACAGGCTCATCGATCTGTTCGTCGGCCATCACCTGGCCGATCAGGCTTGAGCGATGGCTTTTACCTATCAGTCCGTCGTCGATCTGGCGAGGGTCCCGATCAATGATGTGAATAAGGACCGGTATTCCGACGATAGTTTGCTGCTGTTCGCCAATCACGCGATGCTGCAAATCCTGAAGCGCCGCCCCGACCTGTTCACGGGCCAGTTTGCCAGCCTGCCAAGCGGCGAGAAGTCGTTGAACGACGCATTCCCATTACCTGCCGAGTACGTGCAGACAGTGGCGGACTACGTGACGGCCAGGGCCGAAATGACCGACGACGAGCATGTCAGCACCGGGCGTGCCGCAACGTTCATGCAGCTCTTCGGAGCAGACCTGTCATCATGAAAGAAGCGTGCTCGCATGTCCAACTCATGGAGCTTCGTGCCGGGGTTGCGGCATGAAACCCTGGAGCGATTTTTACGACCTGGTCATGCCTGAGCTGCCCGGTTGCCCGTTGGTGATGGCGGATAACGCCTTGCGCCAATCCGCTATTTCGTTTTGCGAGCAAGCGCTGGCGTGGCGGTGGGACCATCCCGGGATACCTGTTGTGGCCGGCACCGCTACCTATCCTTTTACTCCGCCAGCCGGCGCTGCAGTGCATGGCATTGTCCATGCGGCCCTGGACGGCAGGAAAATAACATCGAACACGGGTGAATCCGATATTGGGGTCGCAAGCTGGCGCGACCAGTCAGGTACGCCGGCATATATCCTTGGCGGGCCGGCAGCGGCTACACTGGTACCGAATCCCGACGCAGCCGGAATACTCGCAATGACAGTGGCGCTGAAGCCCTCATCGTCCAGCGCAGGAATAGACGATACGCAGTTCAACGAGTACCGGGACACCATCATTCACGGTGCGTTGGCAAGGCTGATGCTCTCGCCGAAAAAGCCCTACACCCATGCTCAACTCGCCACCTATCACCAGCAGCAGTTCAGCATCGGGACCGCGGCAGCGGGACTGCGGGTCGCACGAAGCTACACGCGCGCGCCGTTGCGGACAACCATCATGACGAGAATATAGAAAGACCAATACGGCAAATAGATACGGCAAACATGGGACTCAAATTTTCGAATTTCGGCAAGGCTGTCGTCAGCTCTGCTCCCGGCGGAACGGCGGGCTTGAGCTTTACGGTGGAAGCCGGCAAGGGCATTCTTTTTCCGGTACTCGGATCAGGGGATTACTTTTACGGGATCTTCAAGGATGCATCCGGCAACCGGGAAATTGTCAAAATTGAAGCGCGCAGCACTGACAGCCTCACCATTGCCGCTGACGGACGCGGACTGGATGGCACCGCGGCCAGAACCTGGGCGGCGGGTGATTACTTTGTTGCCGGCATCACACATATCGCCCTGGAGGAATCGTTATCCAACCCCAGCCTCATCGCCCTGGGTGCGCTTCGACCCGCAGCCGACAAACTTGCCTATTTCAGCGGAACGGATACTGCCGCCCTGACCGGCCTGAGCGTATTTGCCCGCGCATTGCTGGATGATGAGGACGCTTCGGCCGCGCGCACGACGCTGGGCGCGGCCGAGGCGTCCATTATTCCAGCGGGTACGGTCATGTCATTTTTTCAGGCTACCGCCCCGGTAGGGTGGACGCAGGTAACGGCGCACGACAACAAGGCGATGCGGATAGTCAATGGGACGGGTGGCGGCAGCGGCGGCTCGGTGGCATTTACCGCCGCCTTCGCATCGCAGGCGGTCATCGGTTCAAACAGTGCCACGACTTTGACAGAAGCACAGATTCCCGCTCACCAGCATTCTTATTACATAGGCTCTGGAACCGGTAGCGTTATACCCGACTACAGTCCAGCAGACGGAAATAGCGCCAGTGCGACGGCATATACAAATTTTACTGGCGGTGGTGGTTCCCACAACCACACGTTTACCGGTACCCCAATTAACCTGGCTGTGCAATATATCGACATGATTCTGGCGAGTAAAAATTAATGGAAATCAGGATTGCCGACTGCCCGCTTGGGGCGAAATGCGAAGAGCTCAAGGTCGAGGCTGGAAAAGCCGTGCTTCATCGCTGCCCATGGTATGTCCAGGTTCGCGGCGTCGATGTGAATACCGGGCAGGAGACCGGCACCTGGGGCTGCGCGATTGCCTGGATGCCCACCCTGATGATCAACACCGCCAATGAGTCGCGCAAGGGGGTGGCCGCCACCGAATCGTTCCGCAATGAAATGGCAAGGCAGGGAACGCAGACGCAACAGGTGCTTCGGGTGGCGGCAGAACACGCGTTGCAGCGCGGGAAGGCAAAACCATGCGAGTGATAATTGTTGAGGATGACGAATGGGGGGGAACCGGCGGCATATCCCGGCCGAGCGGTTGTGGCTTGAAAAGGCATGTCGCGCGCGATGAATCCGCTTTCACACAACTGGACAATATTGAATTCCAGCCATTCATCAATTTCGGTGCGGCAGAAGCGCCGCCATTGCGGCAGCCAACCTCCTCTGCCTCCTCTGGGAAAGCCGCAGCGTTGGAACGCATCAACGCAGCCTATCAGGATGCGATAACTCGCATCATGGCCGGCTACCCGGAAAACGAAATCATAAGCTGGCCAAAGCAGGAAGCGGAAGCCCGTGCGTGGCTATTGAATGCCTGCACGCCAACGCCCTGGATCGACGCTGCGGCAGCAGGCCGTGGCGTCGCCAAGGCGGAGCTGGTCGATAAAATCATGACGCATGCCGCCCTATTTAATCCTTTGCATGGGGAGCTCACGGGCAAGCGGCAGAAATTGCGCGATCGGATTGCCGCGCTCGGCGAGCATCCGGCTCAACAGCAATTGGACGCCATCCAGTGGTAAATCCGGTAGCAAGCTCGAGTTTTACGGAATAGGGGCCGCATTTGCGGCCTTTTTCAATCAAGGAGACAGCAATGCCAACACCGATATGGGAAGAAAAAGCGAAAGAAGAAGTTGAGACAGTGAATTTGCAAGCGGATGCCCAGGCTGATTCGTTCCTCGACAAACTGAAGGCATCGAAGTGGACAGCGGCGATCCTGCTGGCCGCTGCGGTGATCGTAATCGTCCTCCTGGCGAGGCTATTCTGACATGACTGAAGATGACGGCGACCATAAAATGGATAGGGCAGAGCGGGGAGAGCGGCGGCGCGGCCCTTCCAACTATACTTTGTCCTTCGGCGGAATTATTGCGGTGGCCGGCCTCGCCGCATCGGGCGTGGCGACTTATAACTCTTTGCAGAATGATATCGCCACTCTGAAACGTGGGGAGTCTTATCAGGAAAGGACCAACGAACGCCTGAGCGAGGAAATAAAAACCGCAAGGATGGAGCAGCGGGAAACGATGAAGGAATTCAACGAAAAACTCGACAGGATCATCGATCAATGGCCCCGGGGGAGAAAACAATGAAATATCTTCCCGCAGTACTGTTTCTGGCGTCATGCGCCATGCTAAATCCCCTCCCGGTAGACGATCGTTCCTCTGGACAACCCACTGCCGTGGAAACGGTTGAAAGCCAGCCCGAGACACGCAAGCCGAAACCCAAGCCCGCCCCCTCGGCAGCGCCTGTACCCGTTTCGTCATGCGCCAACCTGGATGCCGGCGATTTGAAGGAAACCATCAAAGCGAAGCTTGACTGCATCACCGAGCATGCCAAATGACATTCATGCACTGCACCTGGGCTTGTCCTCCGGAAAAATTGGCAAAGACCATTTTGAAGGAGATGAAGGATGATTAAGCCGTCTCCAACGCAGGTACGATCCACCATTGCTGTAATGGTGCTGGCCGCGTCGACCCTGGTGGGGATCGCCGTCCACGAAGATTATCAGGAGGAAGCCTATATTCCCGCACCCGGCGATGTGCCGACGATAGGTTTTGGATCCACCGCGGGAGTGAAGATGGGCGACAGAACCACGCCGGCACGTTCTCTCGTAAAGCTGCTGGATGAGGTTGAGGGGGTGTACGCTGCCGGCGTGAAAAAATGCGTCACGGCACCCTTGTACCAGTATGAGTACGAAGCCTATGTAAGCCTGGCTTACAACATCGGGGTTGCGGCATTCTGCCGGAAGGCGAAGCCGGGCAGCCCGCTCCACCTGATCGACCTGATCAACGCGGAAAAGTATGCGGAAGCCTGCCAGCGCATCGAAGCGTTCAAGTATGGGCCGGGGCGAAAAGTATTGCCGGGGTTGGTAAAAAGGCGAGCGGAAGAGCGGGCGATATGCGAAGGAAAGCGTGAATCCCGGCTTATCGGGGAACGAAGCGATACGGAATGACTACCTTCAGAATTGCCCGGTTCTCCGATGGCGAGCTGCGCACGTCGGATTTATATCTGGCGACTGGCGGGCCACTTCGTCGCCTTCAGCCCCGGATTGCTATGTGCTGGATGTTTCTCCGCGGGTAACCGCTCCTCCCGTCGTATCGGCAAGCGGCATGGAGAAACGGTTGCTCGCTCTTATGTTTATACGTAGCAAAATGGGGCGAAGAATCGAAAGCCTCCCCCCCGCGTCACCGGTCACCAATGGCAGGATGGATTCCACCTGGGTGCTTTCCGCAATGGATATGGCGTCACTTAACTTCGGAACTCTCTCAGCAGCAGTCCTCGATACCCCGATAGGGCACAGGATTTTCTGGGTTTTCACTAATCCCTTTTACAAGGAGT